ACTATAAGGTTTGCAAAAATATTACATATGCGTTTACCATCAAGGTAATTGTAAATTTCGTAGTAACTCATTTTTTTATTTTAAGCGTTTATTTGAATAATTTTATTGAAAATAAAAATCATTCTAAACACTTAATTTAAATTACTTCTTGTTGTAATACTTTTGTACAATTTTAGTAACGGCTTTTTTTACAGACTCAGTTGTAGTTTGTTGTTGAGTTTGTGCCGTTTGTTGTTGTGCTTGTTGGTTATTTTTACATCCGCAGCCCATAATTTCTTTTTTAATTATTTTTTATCTGACTCAGCTTGTGGTTGTTGAGTCTCAGTAACCGGTTGTTCAGGTTGTTGGTTTTTTTTACATCCGCATCCCATGACTTAAAGTTTTAAATTGTTTATTTATATATAAATATTTTTCTTTTTAATAATTTATACTCAATATAAGATAAATCAATTCTTTTTTTAGATATTTATAACATATGTCATTAAATCAGATAATAAAAAAGGTAATTAGAGAGCAGACTGAAAACGTCATAATGCTTACACCAGAAGAGTTTAAAGAAAATTTGTTATACTTTAATAGCGATGTTGCATTATTAAAAAGATACTACAAAAATAAAGATATAATTATTAAAGGTAATTTGGATTTATCTAATAATCAAGAAATCAAAAACCTTAATGTTATTTCTAAAATCGAAGGTAATTTAAATATCCAACATAGTAGTGTCGATGTATTTGACGATAATAAAGCACGTAATGTTTCTGACCATGGTAGTGAAAGATATCTTATTAAAAAACGAGAAATACTAAGACAAAAATTTAACTATTTAAATGAACTAAGAAAAGAAGACGCTTGGAACATTCAAAACGGGAAAGAAATATCTTATCAAACTGAGGCTCTTTATAAGTATATAGACGAAAACGGCGAATTGTTTTACTATGATGACGGAGTTAGTGAAGAAGAAGTAGTTGAAGACAAATATTTTATTTATCCTGAAAAATATCATCACTATGGTGGTAAAATGTTTACATGGTTGGGTGATGACAAACACGAAGCAGAATACATTGTTTATAATGAAGACAAAATAGAAGAAGGTGCTAGAGAAGCGATACAATCAAGAATTGATGAACTTGGTTATGAGGCATTTAGTGATTGGCTTTGGGAAGACAACTTAGATAATGAAGCGGTTAGACGTTTTTTAAGCGAGTATATTTCAGAGTCAGTATATGATGAACCTGAAAATTGGGGGTTAGAAAAACAACTATCTGACAATCAAGAAAAAATTATTACGGTATACAAACAAAAAATTGAAAAATTATCCCAAAAACTACGAAGTGAAGATTTAGATAGTGAAAGTACAAAAGAATTATACTCTGAAATGGAAGATATCTATACCATAATAAAGGATATTAAAGAAAGTCCTGAAGGTGATTATGATGAGGATGATATTGAATCAGTAATAGATTCATACGTCGATGATAATGAAGATAATTTCGTTTCATTTATAAGAGACCAAGGTTTTGGTAACGAAGAAATTTTGAATTTTGTGGATATTGAAGCGATTAAAGATTATATAATTAGAAATGATAGTTGGGGTGATATAATTGGAAGTTATGATGGAGGTGAAGATGAATATAACATCAACGGACACATCTATATTGTAATGAGATACAATTAATTTATTTACAGACTAACTTATTTTCTTATTTTTAATTTCATGGAGACAAACTGGGTATTTCAAGAACCTATCGATTTTGAACACAAACAATACGTTATTTTAGATTATTTACAAAAAGTAGATAAACAACTTAATTCTTTAAAGTTATATCCAAACTTTCAACAGATTTCTTTTCATTTGGCTAACATCAATTTAATTATTGAAAAAGGTCAATATCTAACATTAAATAGAGTAATCAAAGACCCAGATGATGAAATATTAATTTCAGATTTGATTGCAAACGAAGTACCACTTTTTACAAGAGAAGAAATAGGTGAAATCTATAATAGTTGTGTTTTTTCTTCCGATAAGTTAAAAGACTACTTTAATCAAGCAAAGGCTATTTGGGAGGTTGCAAGTGATACGATTGCAATTGAAGCAATACAAAATCAAAAAAACATAGAATCAAAACAAGGTCTTTTCATGATAAAAGATAATGAGGTTAATCATTTGTATGAATTTGTGATTAAACCAATTAAAAAGAATGGTGAAGAAACAAAGTGTATTATAAAAAAAGTTTGTACTTGTGATACCGATGATTTTGAAGACAAATTGAAAGATGTAAAAAAACCATTGATTAAAAATATCAGTGACCCTGAAGTGTATAAAGACTTAATTGTTTTTACTATTTATCACTCAAACCAATTTCCATTCAAAGAAACCATTTTACCTTTAGCTAAAAGAAAAGTGATGAATTATATGATACAATCTAAATTTATTTCAAAAAAAAATTTGACAAATAAAACACAATAAGTTAATATTAGACTATGGATTTAGGATTATACGAAATTTTAAAAAATTTATCAAAAGAATACCCAAACGATATGCAATTTGGGACAAAAGTTAGAACCATTTTAAAAGAAATGGGAGGAGATATCGACTCAGACTTATTAAGTACTTTAGTCGGAAAACAAGAAATGGAAACATTGAAAGAAAAAATGGAACCAACTGAGGAAGAGATTTTAAAGTTAGAAGAATTTTTAAGTAACATCAAAACAAAAAAAGATGGGATTCAATAAGAGATTTTTGAGTAAACAACATATCTTAAACAACCAACATCACATAATGAAATACCTTGACGCCGACGCTGTTTTTACAACCGACGAGTTTTCTCGTGCGGTCTATAGGTTATTTAATAGTGGTGCGGATGAAGAAACAATAATCAACTATATAAATAATAATAAATGAAAGTTAAATTAGAATACATTTGGCTTGATGGTTATAAACCTGAACCAAATTTAAGAAGCAAAGTTAAAATCGTAGACTACGAATCAATTAAAAATGTAGTACAAGTTGGTAAGTTACCGGTTTGGAATTTTGATGGCTCATCAACAAATCAAGCGAATACTGGTAATTCCGATATGATATTAAAACCGGTTAGAGTTTATACAAAATATGGGTTCCCATTAGAAAATAGTACTGTGTATGTTTTATGTGAAGTTATGGATTCAGAAGGTATACCACATGAATCTAATATGAGAGCAAAATTAAATGAAGATGAAGAAGGTCTTTGGTTTGGTTTTGAACAAGAGTATTTTATCCGTGAAGAAATTAATGGAGGAATTTTAGGACACAAAAGAAACATACTTAAAGGTCAGGGAGAATATTATTGTGGAGTAGGTCACAATGTTGCTGGACGTGATTTTGTTGAGGACCATTTAAATATGTGTTTAGAATATGGTATCGATATTACTGGTACAAACGCTGAAGTTGCATTAGGGCAATGGGAATACCAAGTATTCTCAAAAGGTAAATTAAAAGGTGGAGATGACCTATGGATGAGTAGATATTTTTTATATAAAATTTCTGAAAACTATAAGTACCACATTGATTTACACCCTAAACCACTTACCCATGGCGAATGGAATGGTTCAGGATTACACACTAACTTCTCAAATAATAAAATGAGAAGTGAAGGTGGTTATGAATACTTCTTAGCTATCTTCAATTCATTTGCATCAAGACACGAAGAACACATTATGGCTTATGGTTCAAACAATCACTTACGATTGACTGGTGGGTTTGAGACACAAGCGATTGATAAATTCAGTTGGGGTGTATCTGATAGAGGAGCATCAATTAGAGTTCCACAGGACACAGCAAATGAATGGAAAGGGTATGTTGAAGATAGAAGACCGGGTTCAAACGCCGACCCATATAAGATTATCCGAGAAGTTTCAAAATCATTAGATACTGCTGAAGATATTTTGGAAATTAAAACCAACATGAAGTCTAATATTGACCTATCGGGATTGAGTGAAAAATATAGAACTTTATCAAATGACGAATTATTAAAAGAATATAGAGAAGAATAATGGAGAAAGAATGTATATGTGGTGGTACCGGACCTTGTCAGTGCCCACCAATTAAGATAGAACAAGTAAACCACCCAAAACATTACGGAGGTGAAAATAACCCATACGAAGCAATCAAAGTAATTGATGCGTGGGAATTAGGATTTAGTTTAGGAAACACAGTAAAATATATAAGTCGTGCAGGAAAAAAAGGAAAAGACAAAGAACTTGAAGACCTCAGAAAGGCGCTCTGGTACCTCCAACACCACATCGAAACCCTTGAAAAGTAAAACGGGTCTTGATAAGGAAATAAACGTATTAGATGCAATAACAACACCAAACGAATTAATCCGCGAAACCTCTATTAACTTTATGTGGGGGTTTTTAGGGAATTCTATTGTTGTATTCGCAGCAAAAGAACTAGACTTTTTAGTTTTAATCAACTATATTGTCTATTATATATTAATTTCTTATATTGTTAATAGAAAGAAGTATGAAACAATGTTGGGTAAATTTATAGTATTACCTGGGTCTGCAGCAATAGGTGCATTCACAGGTTATAAGTTAGCTCAAATAATAGCACAAACAATTTAGAAATGAAAGAGTGGAACCCAAATGACTTCCAGGGTAAGTCAGAAAAAAACTATGAAACAAGTTATAGAATTTTATTTGGGTGTATTGTGATTGGTACAATACTTTTAACGTGGGGATTAATATACGAATTATTAAAAATAATATTTTAAAATGATAGAAACAGGAAGAATTATAAACGGAGACTGCGTTGAGGTGATGAAAACATTACCCGAAGGTTGTATTGACTTGGTCGTTACAAGTCCTCCTTATGGGGTTGGAATTGCTTACGACGTACATGATGATGATTTGGAGTTCACAGAGTATGTTGAATTTGCTAAAGCGTGGTTAAGTGAGACGTATAGATTATTAAAAGATGATGGACGTATTGCTTTGAACATCCCATACGAAATCAATAGACAGAAAAAAGGCGGTCGTATCTTTTTTGTATCTGAAATGTGGCAAATTATGAAAGAGATTGGTTATGGTTTCTTTGGTATTGTTGACCTTGAAGAACAATCACCACACAGAAGTAAAACCACAGCTTGGGGTTCATGGATGAGTCCATCCAGCCCATATATCTATAACCCAAAAGAATGTGTAATATTGGCTTACAAAAAACAACACATTAAAAAAGTTAAAGGTGAACCACAATGGAAAGGAGTTCCAACCGAATTTGAACAAGAGGACGGAACATTAAAGAAAAAAACAGTTTATGAGGAAAACGATAAGAAAGAGTTTATGGAACTTGTGTTTGGTCAGTGGAATTACTTTGCAGATACTAAATCACTCACCAAGGCAACGTTCTCGATGGACATTCCAACCAAAGCGATTAAAATATTATCCTACAAGAACGATATAGTCATGGACCCGTTCTCGGGTAGTGGGACAAGTTTGGTAGCTGCTGAAGTCTTAGGAAGAAGATGGTTAGGTATTGAGTTAAGTGAAAATTACGCTAAAATAGCACAAACGAGAGTTGATTATTTCAAAACACTAGACACTATAAATGAAATCCCACAATAGTGGGATTTTTTGTTTGAATAAGGTATTTATCTTTATGAGACAAATTATAACAGAATCTGGTATTAGAGACATTAATAATATCGCAAAAAGATACCCGAAGGCAAAAATATATTTCCATATAGATTTAGATGGTGTTACTACGGCACTAGCAATGAAAAACTACTTGGAACAATACGGAATTAAGGTTGTCGATGCTGAGGTTATTCAATACGGTGATAAAGAGTTTGCGGTTAAGAAACCTGAAGCCGAAAGTGATACTATGCCCGTTCTTGTTGATTTTGCTCATGGCAAACCAATGTTTGTTATTCATACAGACCACCACGACACACAAGCTGGCGTTGAAAAAGAAACATCAACATCGTTCAGACAGGCAAGGTCTAACGTAGAAACAATCTCACAGGTTTTATCACCAAAAGAAATATTCTCAGCAGAAGATGTACAATTGATTTCAACTGTAGATTCTGCAAATTATTTGGTTAATAATATAACTCCAGAAATGGTAATGAATTACATTTTTGATTACGATAAAAATAAAGATGTAAAAAATAACAAAACGACATTAGGTTTAGTGGTTAATAAATTATTATTGGCTTTCAAAAACAAACCAAAATTCTTGGAAACGTTGGTAATGGACGCTCAACCATCTCTAACTAGTATCTTCAATATTATTAAAAGAGAGATTAAAGATAAGGGTTATCCTGAACCTGGAGTGTTAAAACAAAACCAAGAAAAATATGTTGAGGCAATGAAAACCAATCCTAACGTAAAAGTTGAGGACGGCATTATTGTTCAATATGGTGGAGGACCATTTCACAAACCAGGCTCATATGATAGATACACACCATTTAGAAACAATCCTGAGGCAGACTTTATAATTATTGCTTGGCCTATGGGAATTGTTCAAGCATCTTGTAATCCGTTCAAGGAAGATAGAAAATTAAAAGGTATTAACTTGGGTGAGGTTAAAGATGTAGTTTTATCTAAATGGGAAGGTAGATTGAAAGAAAAACCAGTATCGTTATATACTATTAAAAGAGTGTCCGAAATGAGTGCCGGTGAAGGTTCAGTTGGATTTACATTCAAAGACTTCTTAGCGATTTATGGTGACAACTTCAAACAAAACAAAAAAGGTAAATTTTGGTTAGATAAAATTAAAGAAGCGTTAGAATCAAGATTCAAAGACCTTACACGTTTTGAACGCGATTTATTGAAACATGTTGAAGTTAGTTCTTGGGATATCATTCAAGCAAATAGTGGAGGACACAAATGTATCACAAACATATCTGGTTTAAATTATTTAGGTAAAGAAGAAGATTTTGACCCATCAAAAGAATCACCATATGTTACGTTTACCAAAATGATTCAAAAGGAGTTTTACAATGTGTTGAAAGGAATGATGGAAAATCCTAAAGACTAGAAAAACTTACCACATCACCTTCATTAATACCTAAGTCTCTACAGGTGTCACCTGCAACTTCTAGTATCATATCACCAAATCCGTCATAATACTCACAACCATTAATATCATAACAAGGTTGGCAGTTGTGGTGTATCTTGGTAATCTTATTATTATCCATCATAATAATATCTAATGGAACAATACATTTATACATCCAAAAACTTTGTTCAGTTCTACTTGGCATCATAAATAACATCCCATTAAAATTAGAATTAAAGTTTTTACCCATCATACCTGATTCAATTGAGTCATGACTAACAACAACTTTACATTGGAAAATGTTATCTTTGATTTTTACTTTCATATAATTTATAAATATCTCTTAAAAAAATTAAAAAAATTAAACTTTTGGTTTGATATGTTTATATTTACCACAAAAAAATCATTTTTTTTATTTTAATATTTGACAAATCAAAATAATACAATTAGATTTGTAAAACAATTGGGAAACGTCCCATTGAATAAATTGAAATGTTGAATTTAAACACTTAAAATATGAGTGAAAACACTGAAAATGTTGTTGTAGAAATTTATTACTACTTCAACGACAAAAATCAGCGAATGTATACGTCAAACCCTATATTCGCCGAATCAAGAGCTCAGTACTACGGAACAAATGGAGTTTTTGTAGAAAAAGTTTAAAAAAAGTTTGACAGTTTCAAATTAAATACATAAATTTGTAAAAGATTTGAAACTTATAGGTGATGAAAGATACTCGGTATTCAGATGAAATTAGAATAGAATGTTCTGTTGAAACTTAAAAAAAAAGATTAACCCCCTTTTCTTTGAAGTTTGAAAACATTAAGTTCTTTGGGCTGTGTATAGTCCATTAAAATAAACTACGAAAGTAGGATAAAGTGAGTCAGAAGTGTAACTGATTTGCGGTTTGAAAACCCGAAAGGGAATTCGAACTTGAGTACACAAGCGGGATACCGTTTAATCTTGAGTACCGAGGGCAACGCTGTAGGGAAACTGGTTAGATGATTTGGCGATGTGGGTCGTCTGATTGAGGTGGGAACACCAATAGGAATAACCCGTAGGGATATTGCAAAAAATGAAGTTATCCGATTTCATTATTGCGTGTTCCAATACGAAAGGGTACTTAAAACCGAAAGGTATGTTGATGTACGGGTGGTGCCGTTATTAACCTTGATAAACTTCTACCAAGAGGTTAATCTCGAAGTAATCTTAAAGTATGGAAATGGGGACATTTCAAGAAGTAGTTGAGTATTTTGTTGTCCAAAAGATAACGAAGCCCGCGACGGACCACTACTTCTACAATCCACGACACAAAAACTTATGGAAGTTGATATTTCCCAATATGAAACTACAGAAAGCAGAAGTGTCCGTCAGGTAATAGTGAAAGGTGACTACATAGTAATGAGCCGTTCATTGCATCGTCTAAACCGCAAGTTTAACGATATTCTTACCAAACACCTCTATTCCCGCAAGGAAGAGTTGGGGAGGCATCCTCGAAGAGAGTCAAGTAATAAGAGAGTAACTGTTACCTCAAGGAGTGGTATACCTAAAAGACCGTCACTGAGTAATACTTCTCAAAAGGAAGTGGATAAGAGTAGAAACAATAATGACTCTAAAGGTACTCACATAAACGTGTAATCTCAGCGTTTCTTTTTTAACATGGAGCGACCGGCAAAAAAAAATTGAATGGATGATAAAATATATTATCCATTTTTTTGTGCAATTCATTTTTTTATATATCTTTGTGGTATGGAAAAAGGGAAATTACTTAAAGACAGTCAGATATCTGTAATCAAAAAATTCTTGTGTAAAAATATGTTCAATCTGAACAATCGACATGGTTGGAAAGAATATAATGATACTGTTATCAAAATTACAAGTATTAGAAAATATGAGCATCTATATAATGATTGGCGCGAAAATAAACGATATATCTATGAAGTGGATGTCATTGTTGACATGAAATGTGATTATTGGTGTTATACAACAAGTTACCAAAAAAGACATGCTAGAGAAGCAAACAGACAATCAAGAAGATTTATTGAAAGAACAATAAAC